GTTTCGAAACCACGATTTTCTTCTAGGTCGCCGTCTTCCTTAATGTCCACCTGAATCGGAGGTTGTAGATTTACATAGCTCATGTCCAGCCTTTAGAGGATCTCTTTGTAACCGACCTAGCCCTCGCAGGAGTTAGGCCGCTTCTGACCTTCAAGCATCCGTACTGAATCGCATCCTGTATGTGCGAGTAGATGTCTTTGACTGGTCTATCTTTATAGCGAGCAGCACCAGATGTCTTGATCCGCTCATATTTGTATCTGCCAAGGAATCCCTTTCTCAGGATTGTGCACCTTGGGTTCAGCAAGAACGCAGGCTCACCGTCAGCCATCTTCGTCATGAAGAAAGCCACAGCCTCACGTCTTGGTATGAAGTCGTTCGTTGGAGCAGGCTCGGTGTAGATACCTGCCTCAAGTAGTTCCTGAAGACAGGTGCGTTCATCCGTCTGCGCCCTAATATTTCCAGCTGGGTCGCCAGCCGAGTGCAGCGTAAAGCCGTTGTACTTGTTCATGATCATAGGCTTAACCACGTCATTAGCGAACTGACGGATACCCATATCCTCTGATACCAATTCATCAAGTACGATAATCTTACCGCGCCCTGTTACTTGCATGATTACGCAAGCTGGGGTTAGCCCGAAGTCCCATCCAAGTACGATCGGTAAGCCGCGCTCAGCTTCTACGTTATTAGGCAGACAGTGAACCTTGTCATTGTATTCTGGGTAAACTGGTCTACCGTCTTTAGTGGATCCATAGTTACCAAGCAAGAAAACATTTATCCAATCCTCAGGCTTCGAGGGGATCTGTTGCATGTAGTACCCATAGCCACCCGGCAGGTTGAGAATATTCTCTGCATCAGGATTTGGGAGATACTCTCCTTCTTCCGTGCGGTACATTCCACCCGGCTGACGGTAGAAGCTCCATTCTTTTGGACGCTCTTCTTCTGCCAGCTTGTAGTACCAGTGATCGTCGTCGCACGGGTTAGTATCAAGAATAATCCCGCACCAGCTTGGTTTTGTCTAGCGCCATAAACATGACCTCTAGCTCCATCCCCGTTCCGTCACCGATGTTGTTGATCTTCATCGTTGAGGTGATCGGCGTATCCCATTTCATTGGGGCTACGTTCGATGGAAACCAAGTCTCCCAAGTCTTGATCGTCGTGGACTTTAGTTCCGGATAGGTATTACGGATGATGAGCCAGCGGGAACGACGGATGCCGTCTTTACTCGGTCTTTGCCTGAGTGCCCTAGCTACAATCTCCACACAGCAAGATGAGCTTTTGCCGGAACCTACTGGTCCCATCAACCCTCTTACAAAATCATCTGATTGATGAAACTGCGCAGCTACATTTCCCGGAGGTGAATACTTAACAACTTCCACTAGAATCTCTTTCTCATTGTTAACTGCACTCTACGGCCTTCCGGTGAGTAGCCTACTCCATACTCGGAGTCCTTGTCACGGTAACGAACATCTACGCTGTCTAAGTCTTTTCCGCCGCTGTAGGTTTCGTCTCCGCGCTTGCTTTTGTATTTGTAACCTGTGGTGCCGATATCCAGTTCTTTGTCTTCGTCTAATTTTTTTGTATAGCCAACTCGGTATCCAGCATTAAGATCAGATTTCTTATCTGCCGCTATGTAGGATCCGCCACCACTAGCGGTTAGTTTGTCGCCGTTATCTAATTCGTAAGATAAAGATCCGCCAATTCCATTTGCGCCATTTGGCTCTTGGTACACATTTGCATTACCAGTAAGACGAGAAGGAGCCTCGACGTCTCCGCCATCAGCAAACTTCTTTACCTTGCCGTAGCTCTTACGCATCCAACTAGGTGCATGTCCCATTACTCAGACTCCTTATCTTTCCTCTTTCCTGTCAAATCCAACTGGAAAGTAATTGGTTGCGCATCAACTTCCATTTTGACATCAGACAAGTCAGGAAGGATCTTACGCAAAAGAATCTCGATTGCACGTACCTGAGTAGGACTCATTTCAACTTCGCCATTGGCATGGCTTGTCAAACGGTTAATTAGCTGAGCCGCTTGGATCTTGAGCCTAGTGTTCTCGTCGTGTTTAATTTTTTTAATTCTTGCCGCCATGTCTTAGCCTAGTCTTTCTACTCCGGCCTTATCAAAAGCCTTGAGTATTGCGCCACCCAAATGGATCAGGTCTTGTCTACTATGAAACTCTGTAAGGTTTATCTCACTCTCAAACAAATGAGGAGTTCCCTTTACGTTGACCATGCCAGTTAACAATACGACTTGAGGGGCTATAGCCTTCTTAACCTCACTCTCGTAAGTTACTTCTATCCCCCTGAGGGCTTCGTATTCGTTTAAAAAAATTTGCAAGTCTTGCTGTGTTAGCATAAATGTAATATCTTTATATGTGCAATATCATTGCAGCCTACCAGTGTCTGGCGGCTTTAAGAATTTGATATGTATTGATGCGGTGACTTACCGCTGGAAAGCACAATTGCTTGATGATTTGGTTGCGGAGGATGGAATCGAACCACCGACCTGCGGATTATGAGTCCGCCGCTCTACCGCTGCGCTACTCCGCTTCCGCTAGATATGCATAGTATCTGCTACTTTACAAACATATTAACATATACTGTTTGCTATTAGTAGCCAAAAAAATAAAAAATAAATCGATTGATACCGCCGGGGTAGTGCGCCAATTGGTCCACCCCGGCTCCCCTGCGTTACTCGTAAGCAACCCAGTCGTCTTCGTCCTCATCGAAGTAGTACCAAACTTCTTCGTCTTCATCAAACCACCAAGCAGTACCGTCTTCGTCTGTCTCGAACTCTTCTTCTTCCTCACCATGTAAAGATGCTAAGAAGTCTTGTAGATATGTGAGGTCCAATTCTTCCTCCGAGCTTATTGTCAAGCTGATACCGTCTTGCTCAATTACTAATTCCATTTACTTTCTCCTAGATGTTGTTGGGTGCTGCACAAATATTGTAAGGGATGAGTGATTACTTCTCCGAGACATGTTGCTCCCGTGTGAGTAGGGGATACAGCTGGAGCCTCAACCCCCACTGTTGCACTTCGTTGGTCCCGTGCACCCCTAGGAGCTCATGGCGCATTCATCTTGTATGAAGCCATTCCCTGCTCGGAGTTCTTAACCTGTGCCGTCTGAAGCCTTCTGTAGAAGCGTATGTGGAAAAATAACCCTCCTTGGATGTGAGACTCGCGTGTACATTCCCCCGTAGATTTCATTGACTTTTTTCCAACTGACTCCCCCTTCGATTCTCACCTTAGGAACTGAAACATCGGGCTCCGCCCCTTCCTTTCTTACGAAAGGGGGCGTTTCCCTTTCAACATCTCAATCGTTGTCTTTTTCTTAAGGAGCTTTATCATGACACAGCAAATCAAACCTATCTCCGCTGCTCAACAAAACCGTATTCAGGCAATGATCGACAGAGGAATCTTCTCTGGAACGATGCCTAGTACTTCTTGGGAAGCGTCTTGGGTTATTCGTACATCAGCAGCAAGCAAGCGTGACAAGGATCAACTCAAAGCTTTGGGTGGTCGTGTGTTAGCTCGTATGACTTCATCTGAGGTAGAGATGACATCGAAGGTTCTGCAAGCACTCACCAAGATCTCGTCTGCAGGATCTAAGGACGAATCGATTATCGAAGCAGAGATTATATTGCGCCAGATGTTCTGTACTAAGGCTCAGTAATCCTCTCTGTCATTCCCATAGCGGGGAGCGTCTGTTCAAGGGGTTTCCCGCTTTTAACAAGTTATCAAATGCCTAAGGTCGCCAGCCTAAGCTGGGTAAATCCTTAGGTCAGCAGGAGGTCGCCAGCTCAAGCTGGGTAAATCCTCCTTGCTGCTACAACTTATCAGGAGAACAACATGCATCCACTCGACATACAACGCGAACTCAATATCTTCGGCTTCTGGTTTACATACTGGAAGCTTCGTCAGTACAAAACACGCAGCAAAACTTTATGGCTTATCTGGATTGCTTACAACATTAAATAAGGATATCAACATGACAACTACAATGAAGATCATCTGGTTCATCGGAACCTTCTCACCAATCATCATTGGTTGGGCACTCGCTCAGCTAGACAACCGCAAATAGGAGATAGACATGGCTGACTTTATGGATAACGTAATTATAGGAATAGCAATAGCAATAGCAGTCTGGTGGGTATCCGCAGTGTGGTTAGCTTGATAAGCTCGGGGTTCTGCGGAACTCCGAATCTTTTTTTAATTCGGCAGGAGGGCACACAGCCTGACGATTTCTACGTACAGGATTTCATATGCACAACACATCTCTATGGCGCAAGAGACAGATCAAACACATCAAGGTAGCTGTCTATCCCGTTGCTTCAATCTTGATGGGTGTCTTTGTTTCTATCGTCTCTATGTTCACCTTCGCTCTTGTCTATACCGTATTAAGACATCTCTTTATGTCTGAGATCTTAGCCTTCCTTGGTGCACTCATCTGGAGTTTGTATCCCATAGGCATGGACGTTTTGCGCCAAGGGTTTCCCGCTTACAACCGTTATTACATTATTAAGGAATCCAAATGAACACATACAAAGTACTAGTCACAGGCGTTGCATACGTAGAGGTCGAAGCAAGTAACGCACAGCAAGCCAAAGAATTAGCAGGAGGACAACTCGCTGAACTCAGATTCGGTATATGGGATATGAACATTCAGTTCAACTGTGAAGAGCAAGACTTAATAGAAAAGGAGGCAGCATGAAATTCAAAGTACAAGCAATCATCCGATGCGATGTCAGAGTCTGGCGAACAGTGGAAGCACCGGGATATTACGAAGCATTAGATCTTGTCAAAGATATATCCACAGGAGATCGCGAAGTGGACTACGAGATCATCAGCGACAGAGAAACGATGTCGATCAATCTATACAGGGATGACTTATGAAATACCTTATCCCTTTGTCAATACTATTCGTCGTTGTAACCACAGGTTTTGGTGGGCTGCTTGCCTATCTGATCATCTCTCCGTAATCAATTGAAAGGTCAATCATGAGCGATAACATAGAAGTTTTACGCAACAGAATTCAAATCAAGAACTGGGTAATAGAGCAACATAAGATAGCACTACAGCGCATAGGTGACGCCATAGAAGTTGGCGATCAAGAACAGATTGCCCATCTCTGGATAAGCTACAAGCAAATGGCTTACAAGGTAGAGCCAGAGTGATACCCCATCTCAAACAGTTACTTCCCTCAATCAACAGAGCACCACCCCTCACTATCGTGAAGGGGATGGTCCTCTTCTTCTCATCTTCAAGGAGATCCACATGATAGACACATCACAATTTACCGGCACCGAAACATACCATCGCTTCGGGTTATTCCCTGACGTAGCTACAGATGGTGCTATCCACGTAGCCAAAGAGGGCGGCGCCTACTGGTTGCTCGACTCAATCGTTGCACTGCTCCGTGAAAACGAATGGCACAAGAAAGATTACTTTGCAGTTGCTAAGTTGTCATTACATGGCAGCAAGGCAGACCTGATCCTAGATGATGGCAATGGCAATCTCATCGACGGACAGAAGATTGAGTTCACAGACTTTCCCGATCCTAAAGTTACGTTCTATTGCAGTTGGGATGGCAAGCGTTGGGTTCTGATGGTTCCGTCTGAATACTAGGAGTTGTAAATGAGTCAAAGATTTTGCAGTGCATGTCATTCATTTCGTAGAGAGGAAGGAGGTGTTATAAAACAAACAAGAGTAAAGCGCTGGGTCTGTGCGGATTGTTCCGTCAATGCAAGACTCAGGAAACAACCAGTCATCGCCGAGTTTGCACCAAAGAAACAAGACAATGATTGGCAACATTGGGATCGTAAGTTACATAAACTTTAGGAGTTGATATGACAGTAGAAAAACACAAGAAGGAAATGCAGCAGAAGGTAAAAGAAATGATGAAGTCCGTCAAGACCATCAAAGGAGAGCAGTACGCAGACATAGTTGACTTCTTATCTATGTGCGTTCACCTCACAAAAATGATCGCCGTTCTCTCAAAAGGTCAACGTCAAGAAGTAATTGATGGCATGGGAGAACATCTCACCATGACCTTAGACACAGCAGCAACCCTTATATTCCAAGGTTATAAGATCTCAGAGGAGGATCAAGATGAGATCATGACATGGGTAGAAAAGATCAGCGATCAAGTTGACTTTGGACTCTATCAGGTTGTGAAGGATAGAAAATGAAATGGCATCTAGCATTCGATCCGGGCAATCACGTCATTGCCAACAAGGTAGCTAAACTTCTTCAGTCTCATGGATGGTACGTAGATATACACAATGGCTGCATACAGTACGTAGAAGCACAAGATGCAGAAGGCGAAGACTACGCATGGACAAGAGAAGAACATCACTCACTCGAAGAGAATGTATCGGAGTTCGTTGATTGCCTTCCGTTCACAAGCAGAATGAATCAGCATCTGAAACTTATGTTCGAAACATCTTTGAGCGTAGGCAAGTTTACCAAGTTACCACTTCCTAAAGACATCGCTTCACAAAAAGGAGATCAACATGTACAACCTGTATAGTTATGCCCGTAAGCGCCTGTTCGTAGAGTCTTTCCAGCGTGATCAGTTCCTGAAAGTTCTGGTCAAGCGCACACTCAAATCTATATCCCGCTCTACTGGCGGTCGCATCCATACCAACAAGTGGATGAAACTTCTAGATTCCCTTGTCTCAACTCAGACCGATGCTATCGGAACGAAGTTGCTTGACTCATTCAAAGCTGAAGTTAGTAAGTATGAGCGCACACATCAGCAGACCTGCTTGCGTATTAACTTCTTGATAATGTATATACGAACAAAGAGAATCACTGAAGAGAATATCGCCAGCTTATTCGACGACTATCTTCCTGAGTTTAACGCAGCTGAGATGGGTGTATGGCTCATGGACTGCGCAGCACAGAACGGATTACTCATGTCTGATTGCGGTCACTTCGAGCGCAATGGACATCGAGTTGTTATGCATGGCGGAGAACACGACTACGGTTTACGTAACACTGCATGCACTAAATGCGCAAACGAATCCATAGCAAACGGAACCAGAGTCGTAGGAGTAAACAACTGGTACATACTAAGCGCATACGCTGTGCGTGTACTAAACTTGTATCAAGATACAGAAATACACGATCGACGCAATCCAAGCATTACGTATGATATGAGACGTTCAATCTGGCACGTACAAGGCTGGTCTCCTTACACAAATCTCATTGACTCATATCATTCATCAAAGAACAAAGGCTTCAAGGTAATCGAATCTCCTTGGCTTGCATCAAATCGCCGTGCCTTTGGCGTAGAGCTTGAGGTTCAGGTACGCAGCGGTGACAAGAACGCAGCAGCAGGTCGGGTACATGAGGCGCTTAATCCATCAGGTGATGTCGGCGAGTACTGCTACTTCGAGCGTGACGGATCTATTGGCGAAGGCTTTGAGATCGTTACGCAACCTGCTGGCTTGGACGTACATCGTCAGAAGTTCGCTTTGTTCTTACAAGATGCAGAGCTCAAGCGCGGTCTTCGTTCTCACGAGGGCGGGTCATGTGGTTTGCATGTGCATGTAGGTCGTGAGTACGTTACTCAGTCTCAGATCTATCGCATCCAATCTTTCTTGAATGACGTGCGCAACGAGGCACTCATCAGATCAATCGCTCGTCGGTATGAGAGCGGCTACTGCAAGTTCAAGCCTCACATGGCTAAGTTCACAGCGCATAACAAGCAGAACGGTGACAGATACGAGGCTCTGAATGTTACGAACCACGAAACAATCGAGTTCCGTATATTCCGTGGCTCGCTGCGTTACGAGTCGGTCATGGCTGCGCTGGAATTCTGCAATGCAATACTCACCTTCTGCACTCCCGGTATTACGTCACTCGTTGACTTCACCGCAGTAGGGTTCAAGAAGTTCATCATCCGCCCAGACAATCGGACGGACACCAAGTTTCTGCGAAGCTACTTGTCACTGGATGCAAACAATGACAACGAACGCCAAGCAGCTTAAGTATTATCAACATATCAACTACAAGGAAAGTAACTATGTGCATTCTCATTCATCACCCAAAAGACTCTTGCTTCCGGTCGGAACAACTGCAAGACTTCTACAGCAAGAACCCAGACGGTTTCGGCGCTATCGTGAAAGTTGGTGACGAGGTCAAGGTATACAAGATGGTCGGCAGCTTCAAGGAAGTAGAAGATCTATACTTCGATCACGTCGCATGCTACGAAGCAGTCATTCACTTCCGCATGAAGACTCACGGCGACATCGATCTGGAGAACTGCCACCCATATGAGGTAACGCCCGGCTTATTCATGGCGCACAACGGCATACTATCTACAGGCAACTCAGCCGATCCTAAGATGTCGGACACTTGGCATTACATCAATGACTATCTGCGCCCATTAATCAGTGCGTACCCAGACATCTTAGACAAGCCTCAGTTCCGTGAGCTCATCGGAGATCACATCGGCAACAACAATCGCTTCGCTTTTATGAACCACGAAGGAGAGATACATATCATCAACAAGAATAGCGGCGTAACGCATGATGGAATCTGGTATTCCAATACCTATGCGTGGACACCGTGGAAGTTCGGCTACGGTCAACCGCCTGCGCCAATCTACCCACGTACTCCATCCACGTATGACCATACCAAGTACGCCACAAGTTCTACATGGCGTGAGTGGGATGCGATAGATCGTGCCGCAGCTCCAGCTCAGAAAGCATTGCCATTTGCTAAGCCAGAAGCCAAGCCAGCAGTCAAAGGTAAGCGCGGTCGCAAGTCACAAAAGAAGCAACGTGCGATACCAAGACTCGGCACCGATCAGCTCGCTCGTATCATCCGCTCAAGCTACAACGCTGTGATGTTGGAGGACTACAACGGTGCGATGCGCTGGGTAACTGAGCATCCGATGAAAGCAATGCACTTTATCTACGAGCTGTTAGGATCAGAGAGCAATCCACAGTACACATCTCAGGTTATCTGCGACAAGGTAAACAATGATCCTGAGTGGGCGGCTGAGACTGTTGTGGATCTGTGGGTAGATATGGAAGTGACTCTGCTGGAGATTGCTGGCATAGAATCAAACTACTATGGAGAGGTGAAGCATGTATAACAAATCGCTAGACGCGTTGTATACAGATGCGCATCAAGAAAATAAGGAGTTACGAGTATTCAATCGTAACTTCTCAGCAAGGCATGCGAATCATGGACAAGACGAAGCAACGATTGAGTTTTACCTACGCTGTAATACTGCAACAAATATGAACGGTCTGGTATATCACAGCATGTCACGCGAAGATTACAACGAGATCATTCAGAAACCATATAACAGGTGCGCCCGTGAAACTAGAATCCTATAAGGAAGAAAGGTCGTAATACTATGGAACAAACAAATCAAATCAAAGATGTGATGACTCGCATATCTCAGCTGGCTAAGCTGGAGCACAGAGATCTAAAAGGTCAACTGATAAAGATGACTGAGCTGTACGAAAAAACCTACAAGGTATCGGGCTCAGTCACTCCAGTTATAGTCACACCTGAGTCTAAGCCTAAGAAGCAAGCGGCTAAGAAGCGTAAGCGTTCTGACGCTGGATCAACTAGATCTGACGAAGCTAAGAAGAACATACGCATTGGTATCCTGAAGCATAAGCTCAAGGTAAGAGCGCAGAAGATGAAGGATACTAAGTAATAAAAAACCCCGAAGGATTAGTTCGGGGTAGTTCCTTGTGTAAGGAAGAAGGGTAGTAGGTGATTGACCTACCCCTTCATCCTACCTAACTCTAACTGTTGCAGTGTTGTAGTGTTTGATGCTTCTAACCACTCCCATAGACTATCCATCAGTCTATCCTGTATCGGCGACAGGATCTCAGCTAGTTCCCTTCGGAACTTCCACGCCTTATACTCAGACA